ATTATTTTCGACAAAATCTACATTAATTGGGTGTCTTACCAAAAGAGTTTTTGGTACTGGTAGGTTTGATTCACCTAATATTTGTTGTGTGTATAACTTATCTTTAACTGTATCTATAGCTGCACTGCCATTTATTAGTACAACACCAAGTCTTTCTAAGTGTCTTATGATAGCTTTAATAAAATATGTAGTACCGCTACCAGTTCGTGGAATTACAAAGTCAGGAAGTATTCTTGCTTTACCTGCAACCAAGATACTTTTTCTATCATCTCTATCCACAAAAATATCTACATCCTGTGGGTCAACTACACGAACCTTAATATCTTGTTTCTCAAATTCTTCTATAAGTTTTTGAGTTTCCCAGGATTCACTTACATCATTCTTATATAGTATCCAACCATTCACTTTTTAGTTTTACTCCTAATTTTAGTTGCACTTATTTTTTTAATATCTTTAGGTGGCTTGTGTTCTATAATATCATATCCTACATCTCTACCATAGTTTACAGATTCTATATCTGGTAGCTCAACAAAATCAATAGTTCCATCATTTATTTCATTTGGAAATTCTCTAAGTATTTGCGTCATAATATCTCTTGGCGTATATTTAGGATTTTCTATTTCTCTTATTCCTATCAAAATATTTTTGCCTAACTTTAATCTTTGTTCTATCAACCACGTATGACCTTCATGCCACGGTTGCCATTTGCCTATAAACAGCGAGTATTTCATTTAAACATTCCTCTATTGATTTGTTTGTATTTATATCTGTGAAATTGTGAAGTGGTGGTTCATAATCATCTACAAAATAATCTTCTTTACCCCGTATCTCTGTTGTATGTAGATAGAACTCCCCTATATTTCTTTCCATTTTTAACACTTCTCGTTGGTCTCTGTAAGGTGACACTAATGATACTATTACTGTAAAACCTTTATTATCCATGAATCTTGTTATGTTCATTGCAAGGTTAATATTTTCTCTACGACCTTGTTCTGAATAATCTTTGTTATCAACAATCTCTCGTAAATCATCACCGTCAATATGCACTATTCTAACTGGTTGGATTTTCATAAATCCAATTAATTTATCTTCTATGAAGCTATTTGCTAATGTAGTCTTCCCTGAACCAGGTTGACCTGTGAACCATATAACCATTTTATAACCTTTATATATACATATATATATTAACCATTTGCCAGTAACGATAGTTTTTTTTCTAAATCATCCGGTGAATTTTTAGGTGGTATCCATAATTGTAATGGGAATAATACTTTTGTTATATTTGGATATTCACGTTGCAGGCTTCTTATTGTTCCTTGATTCTCTCGTATAACTTCTTCTCTTGTACCTGATATTCTCCATTGAAATATTGTATATTTGTATAAACTATTTTCATTTTCAGAATCTTCTTTTGATATTTCAAAAATCTCTGAATTGGGATTATTAGCTCTTTGAGTAAAATATCTTGTTATTTCACCAATTCTATAATCACTTTCTGACGGTACCATTGGTGTTGTTTTAGGGTATTTTTGTCGTTGTGTTGATTTAATCGCAGTATATTGTCCATATAGTGAACGTTGTCCTGTGGGTCTAATCATACGAGAAGTTGAACTTTCTAATATACCAGTTAAAAATTGTTCTGTTTTACTTAAAGTGTAATATACTGAATATAATGTATCAGGTTTTACATAACTGTTCGTATCATCATATATAAATTCTCTAGGTTTTGTTCTTAAACCTTGAATTGTTCTTTCAATGTTTACTTTTATATTTCGTATTTGTTTTTTATTAGCCATTATTATTTTTTCACTATAGATGCCTTCGCTACTGCTCTAGCCTGTCTTTGTGCGGTCAATTTAGCTTTTCTATCACTTAAACTTTTATACTTTACAAATTGTTGACTTTTATCTATAGGTAATATTTTTTCAACTTCTGTATGTACTAATCTTTCCATTGTTGTTCTCATCTTACCTTTAATAGTTGTAGTCCAACCACTACTATCTACTGTATGATTAACATCAAATGCTTGAAATACTGTATCTTCTTGATATCTTGTTGGTAAGTATGTAGAATGAAAAGAGTTACCTGGAAATATTCCTCCAGTACCATCAATATCTATTTCAAGTTCTAATGGTATTAAAAGTGGTTTTGAAGTTTCTGTAACTGTTGTTGTTGTTTTGTGACCAAAGTTTGTAGTATTATATTCAATACTATCAATAAATAATTGTTTCATTCTATTTTCTTTATCATATTTTGAAGAATATAATCTTGATAAAGCAAACTCATACGCAACTGCATCACCGTCTTCTGTTTCATATGTTTCCATTTCACCAATACTTTCCCATTCTTCATCTGATAAATGTTTGGGTAATGGTGGTGGTATTGAATTATCTAACTTAGATTCTATATCTGTTAGTTCCTTGGCTTCTTTTGCAGCATTTATTTCTTCATTTGTTTCGTGTACTTTAGCTTTATATTTTTCAGTAATTGTTTTTTTATTATTTTTTAACCAAGTTATTAAATCATCATCACCTCCCTTTTGTGACAATTCTGTTTCATATTCTGTAGCCGTATTGCTTCCATATGTCTCATAATCTGACTGCTTTAACACAATACTTAAATCTTTATTTGTACTTTGATTTTTCACATCTTTACCTACTCCACCAGCCGCTTCACCTTCTTGTGTTGTTTCAGTTTTAGGACCTCCAGTTGTTGGTACTTGATCTACATTAGCACCATACATAATAGAAAGTGCCATTGCATTAGGTACTGTCGCAGTTATATTTTGTCTTTTAACAATACTATCATTTGTCCATACCGGAAAATAAAAAATTCCATAACTACTTAATACATTGTCTGCGTAAACACTCTTGGTATAACTTTTTCGTTCAATCGTACTATTCATTTTAACTTTTGGATCTGTATTAATATTTGAAATATTTTCATCAATAATTTTAACTCTATGAGTATCTACTGAATCATTTGCAACATTAAACTTCCAGAAATATAAATCTTGATTTAAAAGACTGAACATTGCATTTAATGCTTCTCTTACATCAATACGTTCTACTGTAAACTCATCTGCTTCACTAACACCAAATGCTTCTTTTATTAATTTTGTATTAATTAACATATTTCTTAAATACCCAGCTTCAAAATTTTTCACTGCATTTATAGTCTTCTCTTCATATCGTTCTTCATCTGATATACCAGGTCCTGCTTGTTCATACCCTTTTTTTATAACTTTCTCTACTTTTTGTTCATATTCTGCGAAAGGTTTAAAATTTTCATTAACTATTTTAGCTAATTTATGTAAATATGTTGAATCACCGGTTCCAACTACACGAGTAGCTTCAGCTGGTTTTGTAAGTGGTGTAAATTGACCCGGTAAAATATAATTATTTATGTTTATTGTCTCAAACTCAGGATGGTTTTTTATATGTGTACTTTCATAAATTTTTGATTGTTTACCACTGGTAGTTGGTATATCTTCAACTGACCTAAATTCTATTATAGGTACTTCAGCTTTTGGTGATACTACAGTTAAAAATTTAGATAAAATGTTATCTTCAAACCAACCCCAACGAACCCACGCATCGTGAATTTTAGCAATTTCAGTCCCAAATCCTTTTTTAGTAAATTGATATTTTATAATAAATTGATTTGGTATATACTGAACATATTCATTAATACCTGATGTATCTACTATTGTTCCCCATTTTTTATCTGAAAAGAATTTTTTTGTTATTTTATCACCGAGATACTTATCAATATTTGCAATAAAAAGTTTTAATGTTGCTCCTATATCATTTTCTACTACTTTATCAGGTTCTTCTTTAGCATCTTTTAATTTTTCATCTACTTCTTTTTCTGTGTCTTTATTTGATATATCTAATTTAGGAGTACTTGTAGTACTGTCTTTCGATGGTATAGGGTTATCTAATATATTAGTACCTAAACTTGTAAGTACAGTTGAACAATCAAAACCACCGTCTTCTCTCGTAGTAAATTCAAAATTCTTAATGATACCAACCATCATATCAAAATCACCATTTGCTTCTAAAATTTTATTTTTATAATCAGTATACGCGTCTGGTTTTATACCTTTTTGTCCAATAAAAGTAGGTATATTTAACAATGAACTTTTATCATACACCCATCCCCACTCTAATAAAACAGTTTTACCGTGGGCTAAAAAATGTGGCATTAATCTATCAATATCCTCAAAACTCCAACAAGTCCAAGAAACAGTTGCTTCTCTCAAAGCTCGAAGACCACCTCTAAATGCTACATCAATTGATTTTAAACCAGGCATCGGTCTTTTGAATTTGTTTTCAGTATTAGTAGTATCATCAAAAAAATCATAATCTTTAGGTTTTTTTATTACACGAGAACCATATATATCAAAATATCCACCTGCTATTGTTTCTGTACCTGGAACTCCAAATCCATCATAATCAGTTGTCCCGTATGTTAATTCACCACCCACTAAAATAACTGGATTCTCTAAACTAGACGCCATTCTTACAAATGTTGAACGTACAGCTAATTTACTATGTGCAAATGCACCATTTTTAACAACTTGACCAGGAAATTCTGTTCTGCCCAATACTTGTGTTTTTTCAAATAGTCGTTTTTGAATATTCGGAGCGATTGGAGTTAAATCAATCATAACTTTTATTTATTTAAATTATTAAATTTTTCTATTATGTTTACTATATTTGAGGGTATTCTAAGTATTTCACCAATAGTCAATGTAGGTTTACCTTTAACACCATTTGCTTTTGCTATTACCCACCAAAGAGTAGTATCTCCATAATAATTATATGCTAATGTATCTAATCTATCACCATCTTTAGCTCGTATAAATTTATCTTGGTTTTCAAGAGGTATTTCAGGATAATAAGTTGTTCCATAAACTCTTAATCCTGATTTATCTATTCTTGCTCGTGTTGTAGAATATCTTTTCATTTATTTATCAGGCCGCTGGGCCTCCTCCACCTGTACTACTGGCCGCGGGATCTGGTCCAGAATCACCCATTCCGAGAGCACCTAATATTTTATTTGCTGCTTCTGCCGCCATCGTATCAGGGTCAATTCCAAAAATACTTAACATATCTCCTCTATACTTTTCATCTCCAACCCAAGGTACTTCATAATGTTTCTGAGTAGAACTCGGTAATCTATCACCTATGTAAACAAATGTACAGCTTGCCTGAATATATTTAGGTAACTTTGCAAAAGTTGTTTCCCAAGTTCCTTCATCCATTACTGTATATGTTAAACCTGATATATAACCTGATGTATCAGCATACATTTGACCAAGTGTTAATTTACATATTGGAGCAATCATACCTTGACCTCCACCAGCTGCGGCAGCCCATGACGGATAAGTTAATCCTGCTAAGTAATTCATTTTTTCCCAAAGATGTATTAACTCTTCATCAGATTTAGGATAAATATCAAAAGTAAAACTTATCTCACGAGTTGTTCCCATATAAACATAAACATTATCAGGTCTACCAATGTATCTTTCTGAAGCATATTCTGGTGTAAATGTATCTGTTATTCCACTTACTAACGCTCTAAATACAATACTCTTTTTATTATGTACATCAAAAAATTTGAAAGGAACAAAATCTAAATCTTTATAACTTTTCCCTTTATATTCAGTTTCTCCATATGGAATTAAATTAACTCTATCTTTACCAACATCTGCAAATGCTTTGTTATCTATTTTTATACCAGTAAGTTTACTTAACGCTCCGTCTTGAATACCTAAAACTGTCTGAAAAGCCTCAGCCTTAGTTTTAACTTCTTTCGCTTTCTCTTCTAAATTTGGAAAGGTTTCTGTAACTTTACCTGCAATAGCGTTAGCAATACCAGTTGCTACTCCAGAAAGAACTCTTACTGCGGTTTCTTTTACAGTTGTAGCTAATGCCAAAACTGTTTTTGAGACAAACGATGCGATACTATCTAAGTATAATGCTATAGGTAATGCGGGATTGTATGCATAAATACTAACTTTTGTAACACCAGGTAAACTACCTAAAGATAATGGATTATATAATCTTGGGTCTTCAAATTTCTTTTTTAAATCTGCTGTTAAATCGTATCGTACATCAGTCCTAGTTTTATGAGCGTTCCTTCGTGTAAGTACAGCTTGTTTTGTTAAAAATCCAATACCTTTACTTGTAAGTAAAAATTTACCTGTTCTTTCATAACTACCAATAGCACTTCCAATATATTCATTCGGTTCTCTACCTAAAACTGCGCCACCCACATCATTTAACACTCCACCCGCAAAATTGATTACTTTCGCTACAATTGGATGTACAAATTTACTTGTTTGTAATTCATCAAGTCCCCAACGATCACCTATATCTTTTATAACATATGGTTGTTCAAAAATTGGATTATTTTGATAACTTAATCTTCCTTTACCTTTTCCTAATGCATAATATTCTGCAAGTGGAAATCTTCCAGTCAATGAAGATTCTTTAGTATGTAATGTTTCTATTGGTGAAGGGGTTTTTTCAGAATCTACTGTAAATGTTACATAAGGAGTCTTTGAATTAGGAATCCGCGGCAATCCATCATCTTTGGGTGGTATAGTTTTCATTTCTAATATACCAGCTAATATTGATTGTTCTGTTACTAATGGCATGTTATTGGTCACCTTTCCAAAGACCTAAAAATCCTGCTGATTTTCCAGTACTACCATCAATATTTTTCAAATGTTTAAGTTGTTGTTCTTGAAAAGATGCTCCAGATCCCGCTGCAGCTGCAGGTGCTCCTGCTGTATTATTTCTAACAAGTCTTGAAAGTTGTTCTACATTCACACCGACACTTTCTGCTAAAGCCTTTCTCTGTATAACATTCATTTTATTAAATTCAGCTTCACCACCAACTTGTCTTAATATTTCTTCCATCATACCTTTTTGATCACCAGCTAATGCTAATTGTCTAGCTCTATCAAGATTAATTTGTCTACCCAATAACATAGATGCTTCCATTTGTTTTTCAATAGAAGTTTCAAAGTCAAGTAATGATTCTGTTATACCCGCTACCGCGTTCATATTCAATCCTAATTTTCTAGCTGCAATTCCTGCTTGTACTAAATTATTACTACCATCTTTTGCAAATTGTGCAAAGAATTCAGCGTTCTCAGCGATATCTCTAAATACATCAGCTGGTGCAACTCCCGCTTGTTCTATAAGTTGTCTATTTGTTTCTATCTGAGCTAATAAGGCATCTCTACTAGCACTTGATACTGATTCCATAACTGAGAGTACTGATGTTAATTGGTCTGCAGTTTGACCACTTGCAGCTGCAATTTTAGCTAAATTAAAACTTAATGCTAAAGCTTCATCTGTAGTTGCTCCTAAATTGTCTCTCGCTGCTTTAAATGATTCTTTAAAATCTTCTGCTTCTAATCCTATAAATTTACCCGCAAGAGCCAGTCCTTTAAATGCAACATTTAATTTAACAGCCTCTACCGCTGAAACACCTAAATCTTTTCTCGTTTCAGCTATATTTTTTGCAATATCAAACCACATTTTAGCCAATACTACAACTATACCAATTATTATCCCAATTGGTCCTAACATAGTGTAAAAACTTCGAGCAGTAGCTTCAGCTCCTTTTGCAAAAGAAGTCATTCCGGGTGCTATATCTTCAATAGCGTCTCCTAATTCATCACTCCTTTTTGCCTGGTCTTCCAATGCTTCAACTTGTTCTTCGGATAAATCACGAATTCCAAGTTGGGCATCTTTATAATCAGCTGCAGCTTTATTTAGTACTTTAAATTTACCTGTAAGAGCTCCGAGTAAACTACCTTGAGCTTTTAAAGAATCTTCAGCTGCTTTACCTACATCTCCTGCTCGTCCAGAACGTTCGGCTTGAGCTTCTTTCATGAATCTACCGGTCAGCTTTGACCTAGCTTGTGCCATATTTTTCTCTGTTTATTTATTTAAAAGGCCACTCGCCTCTATTAAGTGCTTTTTTATCCGCTTTAGATAATGAACTTTTTTGAGTTTTAGATTTAACATGCTTATCTAATTCAGCACGAGATTTTTCTAAATCTTGTACAAGTTGAGCTATTTTGGGATCTTTTTTAGATAAAATTTTCAAAACTTTTGGTCTTAAACCAGTACCTATAGCTTTAAAAAGTGAAGTTACAAAATCTTCTACAATTCGTTCACCTACTTTTTTATATTTAGACATTAAAATCTCCAATTAAATTAAATGTTATAACTCAATAATAAATATCAAATATATAGAAAATTATTTTCGAAATGAAGTTTTATGCTTATTCATCTCTTTCTGTAACATATCAGCTTCTTTCTTATAAAAAGTCTGTAGTCGTTTGAGATAAAAAGTACGAAGATATATAGGTAAGTTATATGCATCACTAAAAGTAAATCCACCTTTAGAGTGCAATATTAATTGAAATATTTGTTCGTGGATTTCCGGTTTATACTCCGGCAGAAGGCCAAAAAAATCGTATGGTGACTGGGATTGTCACCTTATTCTCCTTTCCAGCTGTATCCACAACCGTTGTACTCATGTCAACATCTGGTGTAATTGATGATAAATATCGTCTAAACGCCAAGGAATCTCTCGATAGAAACTCATTATCCACAAAATTATTTATATATGATTTTTCAGATTTACTATCAACTGAAAGTATCATATGTTTTAATCGAGTAGTAAGTTCTGAACCTTGCCCTTTAGATACTTTCTCTCTTGCTTTTATTTCATCTGCTATATTTCTTTCATCTCCACCTGTTAATAATTTAAATACAATAGATCGTTTCGAAGTTGGTAAATCAAAAGTAAATTCATTTTGACCTTTAATAAACTGTGAAAAATCTAACTCTATAGGTTCAAGTGTTGACAAATCTACTAATTGTTCTTCACCGTCATAGGTAAATTCATAGTCTTTACCATAACCAAGTATTCTTGCTGCAACCATTATTGCGTTCTTATCACCAATCAACATATCATCAACATCAATTGATTTATCTACAATTAAAGATTGCAGTAATTTTTCAATAACAAGACCTTGTTGTATTAAATTCTGAGAAGTAAGAATATCTTCTTCTTTAGCGGTCATATACTTTACTTCTACTTTACCGCTTGATAGCGGATGACCATCAAAGTAGAAATATCCCTTAGACGGTAACTCTACCATCTCTGTAGGGAATTTATAAGCATCAGCCATAACTGACTCCTTTGTGATTAAATCTTAATAACCTAATAATACATATAACCTATTTAATTGAAATCAAATTTTTATTTCTTCTTGATTACTGCATCCCAAACAGGTTTCAGTACCATGTCAAAAATAACGTCGTCCTTCTTAGATGGACTAAGACGTACAACTTTTTCTATGGTATAAAATCCCAAAAGCAGCCATTCCCAATTTTGTGCTAGCCATTCACTCATTTTTATTCTCCATTAAAAATTTAAACTTGGGTGTTGTTCTATATGATGAATTTTACACAAAACAACTCCACTTACTTTACTATAAATATGATAATCCACTACTTTTTCTACTGGATTTTCATCTTTTACAAAACTTTTTAATATATCAGCAACCACTTAAAGTAATACTTTAATCAAAACTGGAGGATCGCGTAATCATACTTCAGCGTAAGAGTAATCTCTGCTGGATCGCTTGAAGCATAATCTAAATCACCGAAATTAGCTTGTTCAATATAAGTACCTTTTAGTACCCATTCTTCAACAACATCACCTACAGGACCCAACATATTAAAAGTAACGTCTTTTTTGTAAAAATCTGAATAACCATCTCTACCTGTTACTGATTCATGTGAAAGTCTTATCCATTCCATAACTGACTGTGCAGCTGATGGAACTACCGGATCATAAAGTGTAACATCAATCGGCTGCCATGCACCCTTACCTTTAATATAACGCTTTACATTAATGTGGTCTAAAATAATTTCTTCAAACTGAATACTAGGTCTATTCGCTGTTTTAATCAAATACGCTGGAACACCTTCAATATACATGATGAACCGATTCTTAGTCTTCGGTTCAAACGGTGTAAACATAATTTCTGAAGGATCTAATGTAGCCATTCTTTATTCTCCGTATAAAAATCTTTAATTCCTATTCATAAATAAATATCAATTAAACGAATTTTTAGTAATTTGCACAAAAAGAAAACCCCTCATATAGAGGGGCTTTCTTACGTTATACATCAGATTGTCTCTTATAAAGTAAACTTACTCAGGAAATGTGGCTCCTGTAGGTTGTACGACGAAATCAAGAACAATAAATTCTGCTGTTCTTGTCGGTTGAATAAATATCTGTCCAACCAACTGATTTCTATCTACAACATCTGGTGTGTTATTAGAATCATCCATGACAACTCTAAACGCACTTAAACCACTATTCTGTTGTACCTGCTCAAGATATGGATTCACAACATTCATAAAACGATTTCTCGTTGCAGATGAATTTTGTTCGAATACTAAGTATCTTGAAGTACTTGCGATGAATTTTCTCAATGCAATTAACAATCTACGAACATTGATTCTATCCAATGCTGAAGGTTTTGATTGTAGTGTTTTCTGTCCAAATACAACAACACCCTGTCCAGGGAATGATGCAATTGGATTGATTCTGTTTTCATACAAATCATCTCTTTCAGCATGAGTTAATCTTGTTTTCGCTTCTAATACAGTTGTTAATCCACCACGATTTAAACCTGCTGGTGCAAACCATTCATGAGCTACTTGATCTGTATATGAAATAACACCTGGTAACACAACTGAAGGTGGTACCCAAACTGGTCTATCTGTATTTCTATCTACAATTTTAACCCAAGGATAGTAAATAGCTGCGTAGTTAGTATCAAGAGCTTTTACTGTTGATTTTACAGTATCAATAGTATCACCAATAGCTGTTGCATCCATTATATATAATGCATCTGCTCGAGATTCTATCTTTGATATTGCATGGTTTGTTACCGCTGAATGTAATCCGTGGATAACACCTGGTAATGCTAACAAATTAATATCAAATTCATCAGGATTACTAACACAATCAATCGCTCGTTTATATGAAGTTGTACCATTAGTAGACGACGTAGAACAATCAAAACCCTGAGTATTTGTACCATCAGAAGCTATATTAGCTCCAGTATGTACAGGTACTGCTGGGTTCACTCCGTCAAATCCCCATTGTAAAGGCATTGAAAATTTCCTTTGTTGGATTGCCGAAAGTGCTAATGTTACTAATTCAGTTCCACTCGAATAAGTAGTAGCCAATTTACTTGCGTCTGCGTGACCTAACATATTTTCAAGTGACATTGTTACATTGTTACCATAATCAGTTGCATATGGAACTGGTGCCAAATACTGATGATTATCAGCTGTAGAACTACCCGCTGGATGTCTAAAATCAAATCCGTAAAATTGATTTTCATCAAATGTTCCATTATTATCTACTTGTTGTCTTTTAAATGAAGCTGATGGTATATTAGTTCCACCTGGTACTGTATTTTGAATTGCTGCGTATCCCATAGGAACAACATTTTTAGGTATTTTAAAAACACCATCTTCTTCCATATTCACAAAATCACCAACTCTAATATGTTTACTTAAATTTGGATAATCACCATAATAAGTTAATTTACCGTTTGAATCAGATTCAACCCATCTATCTCCTACTCTCTTTGCAAAATAGTTTCTTGATGCTGGATCGAATGTTAATGTATCAAATTGTTCAACTATATCATCATCATTTGTACCGTTTGGACTATGTACTCTTACTTGTAATGAAAATGTACCAAAATCAGAACCAGCTACATCAGTATCCGGTTTAACATTCAAAACATTTACTTTATAGCTCGAATTCATTTCTGAACCGTGAGAACGAGTATAAACTCTAAACAAATTATACCTATCACCATTAACTAACTGTGATTGTACATAAGGTGTTCTTGCAGCCTGAAACTCTTTATTTCCTGTCCATGTATTACTTGTTGCATCACCTTTACTATCAACTGCTGTTGCCCCACCTGTGAAATCTAATCCGTTAGATGTTAAAACTGCTGATGCGGATGGTGTAACAGTTACAGCTCCACCAAATACTGCATGTGCTGTTTCTCTATATACTTTATAAACGTAAACAGATGAACCAGATACGCCTGATTTTTCAGATTGTGCATCTGGACTAATCACTTTGTCTACAAAATTAAGACTACTTGTGTCAAATGATAATCCGTATGATTCACGGGAAACATTACTACCTTGAACATTTAAGGTAAGTGAACTCCAACTACCTGTAACTGAAGACTGTGATAAATCACCTGTACCGTTTGTACCTCCTCGTGAAGGTGCTAATACTGCTATTGATTTAGTTGCTGGTAGTGTTGCTGATGTTCCGCCGAAGGCCACAAGTTGAATTGTATCAGCTTGATATCCAGCTAGACCTAAAACTCTAACTATTGTTACAACTCCTGCACTTCTTAAATATTGTTCCGCGGTGTAAGGTGTATAAAACCTACTATCTGTACCACCAAACATCTCTTCAAATTCTTGAAATGATGTTACCTGTGTAGGTGTGAATGCTGGTCCTTTTTTCGTTGGACCGATAATTGCTGCACCTATTTCACCGATTGCTTGGGGTAAAAAAGATAGGTCTCGTTCACGAGTAAATACACCTGGACTTACGATTCTTTCCGCCATTATATCTCTCCTAAAAATTAATTAAATAGTATATTATGCCTTTATATACTTATATATTCTACTATAAGTATTATGTAAATAGTCAAAAATACACTATTTAGAGTGTTTTTTTAAATTAATTATTCGCCTGTGGGTGTAAATACGCCGGAAGTCGGATCGAGTTGACCTGGACCGTACTTTTCATTAAGAGTTGTAACCAAATCACGCTCTTCCTGTTGTACAGCCTGATATTCTTGTTCAACTTCAGTTGTACGGGCTGTGAGAGCTTCACTCTGTTGGTCTAACAAAAGTCTCTGAACTGCCAGTTGACCTAACAATCCTTGTTTTTCTGTATACTTCTCTTGTAACCCTTGTAAAGATTGAAGTTCCTCATCAGTAAACTTAACTGCATTTGTTTCTTCAGCCATAACTTATTTCTCCTATTATAGTATTATATAAATATAACTTCATTTCTGTAAAATGTGATTTTTTTTAAACTTCGATAACTTTGTATTCTCTACCTGTAGAATCTGCACCTGCTAGTTCGTTCATCTTTGTAGTAGCATCACCTTCAGAACTAAATTCCCATAACTGGTCACTACTACCACTTAACTTGGCAACATAAATATCTCTGGATGCCCACCAAGGGTCATCAAATGAATTACCGTGTCTATCCACACTCGATGTGGGTGCCGGCATTAACTGTTTTACTACTCTAAAAGCCATTTAGATTCTCCATTGTTCTATTAATAAATATTAATTAAATAAATAATTCCTTGTGTATCAAAAGCCATAGTCAAAAAATTGAAGCTAAAAATAAATTCATAATCTCGCGGAAAAGCAATTTGCCTCTATTTTTCCCATTGAGTTGGTGAGTGTCCTAAGTACGGCATTAAGCGTTCTCCAGTGCTTTCACTATGAAAAATCCAATCAAACCAACCCACATCGCAATTTCATAAATGTCATGCCGAAGTTTTCGTGTTTGCGATAGCCATTTTCTCAACTATAAAATCCCTTATGGAATGA